AACTGGTCAATTGCCACGTCGCAGGGGACGAAAGCGGTTTCGGCGAAGCGGATGAATTGCTTGCCGTATACAGGGGTAGCCATTCTTTTCTATGGATAAATGGGTTTTAGGCCCTCAAGGAGGGTTCAACTTTGTCGTAGTTTTGACTAGCTACGCGACAGTTTTACCCAAAGTTAGCGGAACTCTAAGAAGCAACGACAATTGTCGAGGCAACGGCAACGCTGACCGGGCGGAGGGAGGATGCCAATTGGCTGCCATCCCTGAGAGTTATAAGCTCTGCAATCATCACAGCATCTCTTGTCGAGATTTGCGACTCTGCGAGCTTCCTTATAGCCAAGGCGACGGTTTTTATCCATCTCACCAAAACTATAATAACCCCAAACTGGCGTAGAAAGATACCGGCTAGTGCGGTGGGCAATCCCTTCCCAAGTTGCAGGAATGGCTTTGCCGATAGTGTCCTCAAAGTTTCGCGTAGGCATCTGGTCAATCAGCTCTTGTGTGAGCTCATCTTGCAGTTCAACCTTTGTGCTTGCACCTTTGGACAGGGTGTTAATCATCTCCTCTTCCGTGCCGGGCGATTGCTCAACACGACCTTCGGCGATGGCCAACTCAATGTCATTGAAGAAACGCCAGAGGTACGGGAGCGTACGCTGGGATTCTGCAAACGAAGTATTACGTTTCATGGCTTCTTCACCACCACCCAAAAGGATGCCAGTGAGAGCGGACGTAACAGTGTCGTCTGCAACCGCGCGTTGGAATTCACTGAAGCGAATTTTATCGTACTCGAGTCGGTAAGTTAACGCCTTAGAGCGCTCAAGCATCTCCTTCTCGAGTGCATCAACGCCTGGGAACTCTTTGGAAAGGTCGAGGGCCCGCTCTTCAAAACGAGCCCTCCGTTTACCTACCTGACCTACATAGGACAGGAGCTGCATATCACTCAGCAGTAAACAACGCCTTCTTCAGAGCTTCAGCATAGTCCAGACCTTCGTCGGCAGCAAGGCGGAGAGCCTTCTCATGCGGATCGAGAGCTTCGAAAGGAACCTCTTCGTCGTTGTGAGGAGCGACTTCGGAGAAGGACACCTGAGCAGGCAGGTTGGCGAGGATGGTCATCAGCTTGGTAGCTGCGGTTTCGCCTTCAGCGAACTCGAGAGTGCCGTGCTCGAGACCTTCCATGTAGTCAACCAGTTCATCCTGGTCGATGGTGGCTTCGGTCAGCTGGCCGTGAGCGTAGAGGCTCTCAGCGAACTCTTCGAGTTGCAGACGATGAGCGGCGCGCTCAGCAGCAATCTTCTCTTGAACCAGACGTGCATTAGCAGCTTCCAGTTCTTGGAGGCGAGCTTCCATCTCGCTGAAGTTGGTCACGAGAGGCTTGTCGACGCCAGGCTTACCAACGTACATGACGCGGACTTGGGGCTTCTTGACAGCAGAGCCGCTGCCCTTAGGACCGCCGAGGCTGATAGCCTTGCCACGATCATCTTCGTCTTGAGGAGCTTGGCCGGTCTTCTTACGACCTTCTTCCAGTTCCTTGGACTTACCGGTGTTCTTGTAGTCAGCAGCCATTGCACCGCCGTCGGAACCGGTCACGCGACGTGCTTCGTCGGTACCTTGTCCTTCGAGAGCAGTGGTGTCGCCACCGCGATGACGGAAGGTCTTACCTTCTTCACCAGCTTCACCGGTTTCGCCGCGACCAGACTGGTCGTTCTGGCGACCCAGATCTTTGGAGGAGGGGCGCTTGTCGAGGCCGTCATCACCGTGGATGAGGGTCTTGGTAGCCTTGACTTTGGTCTTGGACTTGTAGTCCTTGCTGTCGGCACGGCCAGGCTTGACGTTACCAACGTGACCAGGACGAGAATCCTTGGACTCAGACTTACCGTCGGGCAGATCCTTGAACACTTCCTTGTGCTCAGCGGAATCGTCATCCTCTTCGTATTGGATGTCCATCTTGCCAGCTTGCTTGACACCAGTGTCAGAGCTGTTGAGGCTATCAGAGCCGCGTTTCTTCGTAGAACCAGCGGGACCACGCGGGTCGAATGTGGGTTCCTGATACTCGGAGTCGTCCTTTTCGGGCTTTGACGAGCCAGACTTGGGCTGACCAGGGCCTTTAGCAGGAGGGGTGTCCTTGCCGGGGATGTCGGTCTCTTCGTCAGGCGAATCGACCATTTTCTTATCGTGCTTAGGAGCGCCAGCAGCTTTAGGCTTACCGTCTTGCAGGAACTCAGACTCAGCAAAAGCGAGACCAGCGTGAACGCCTGCATCGAAAGAAGCAGTCACTTCGTCATCCTCACTGTACTCTACATCGCCACCGATCAAGGCAGCTTCTTTGTAGGCGAGAACAGCTTGGATGAAACCTTCGCGGTACTCTTCCACATTCATTCCAGCGGGAACTTCCACTTCGCTGTAAACCAGCTTTTTCTTGCCCTTAGGCATGTCAGGCGGAAGCTTGCCTTCGTTGTCGTCTTGCATAGCATCGCCATGCTTGTAGTTCTTAGCGCGGCCTTCTTCGTACTGCTCTTCTTGGTCAGGACGATAGTCGCCTTTGCGCGGATCTTCCATTGCTTCGCCTTCGGTGAGATCTTTCTTCACCTTGCGAATTTTGGCTTCCACTTCAGGCTCACCGTGTTGGGCTTCCTCGTACTGCTCGTTTTGCTGCTTACGATACTTGCCTTTTTGCTTGTCCTGAAGAGCTTCGCCTTGTGCCACGTCTTTGTAAGCGCGACCTTCTTCGTACTGCTCTTCTTGCTCGGAGCGGTACTCACCCTTGTTGGGATCTTCCATAGCTTCACCTTGAGCGATTTCTTTCTTGGGCTTGCCGTTAGAAACCTCAGGACCAGCCCCTTCGGACTCTTCCACTTCCAGCTTCGGCATGCCAGTGTTGTGCTTAGGAGCACCAATGCGAACCACTTTGCCTTGACGCTCAGCAGTTGCGCCTTCAGCGTAACCGTCCTCGTCGTCGACGTCAGCATCCTCATTGTCCTGATCAGCGTCAGCCATCAGTTCGCCAGCGCGCTTCTTCTTGCCGCGTGCTTTGTCGTACTTGGCTTCCTTGACGTCCTTAGCAGCCATCTTGCGATCTTTCTTCGCATCAGACTCTTCGTAGCTACCGCACTTTTCTTTGCTGTCGACACTGTCCATTTCGTCTTCAGAGACTTCCTCTTCAGCATCTTCAGCGCCCTGTTCGCCGGCGGGAGCTTTCTTCATTTTCTTTTCAGCGAACTCGGCATCGGCAGCCGGTTGCTGGATTTCCGCTTGAGCTTGCTGCTCAGCTTGTTCTTTGTCTGCCTTAGCCATTTCGGTACGGGCCTCTTCAAGTTTTTCCTTCAATTGCTCGAGGGGAGCTTGCTCAGTTTTGAGCGTGGGACCATGTTCGTCGTCGAACACAGCTTCGGGAGTCAACTTCATTGCGAAGTCAAACACACCTTCTTCTGCCGACTCCTCGGAGTAAGCAAAACCCTTGAGCCCTTTGACAGCGGGAGGTTGGCCGCCAAGCATAGCAACGTGGCGCAATGACCATTTGCCGGGTTCAGGGTTGATCTTCGACTCCGGAGAGTAGAAAGACGCGGAGACCTTCTTGTAAAGGCCATCGCGAATGTAGTCACCCATTTGGGGCGAGAACTCAACTTGAGCAACGAGATCGTTTCCTTTGACTTTCATGCCTTTGACCCAGCCCCATGACGGGACTTTGTCAGACATTTCGTGACCAATAAGAATTGGCGCCTCGTGCACGGAGGGGTCGTAAGAGTCAGCTACCTGCTGAAGGTCAGACTGACTAAAGTCGCGAACCACACCTTGCGCCGATGTTTGCGTACCAGCTCGGAAGATGTTTACGTCGACTACTTTTTTCTTAGCCATGGAATAAGCCTCCTGAAATGTTTTACCCTAGAATTTCATCGACAATTGAGTCGATATCGTCGTCTTCACCAGTGCGAGGAGCACCAGCCGCCGTAGCGTCGACTTTGCCAGTTACGTCACCGACATTTCCAGGATCTTCACCTCCACCGACAGGAGTTGTATCAGTGGGTGATTGGATTGACCCCGCGTTGGGATCTGGGCCGAGGATGCTGTCGATAAGACCATCCACGGATCCGGGTTGTTGCGGTCCGCCCATGCCACCCATTGGGTCGCCAGGGACGTCGACACCAGAGGTTTTCTCTGGTCCCATAGGAATGACTTTGTCGTCTTCTTCGAGTTCCACAGAGAAGCGCTCGGTGAGCCACTCCACAGAAGGACGAAGGCCGATGTCTTTGACCAATGTAGCCACGTCGGCCATAGACAACTGGACGTCTTCGACAGGATCGAAGTCGCGGTAGATTTGCGGAGATTCGACGTTGGTTCCGAAGTTTAGGTCCACAATCCAGCGAATGAGAGAGTCGTTCAAAGCGGTTGAAACAAGCTCACTCAAGTCCTTTGCACGAGCCATACGAACAGTTTGTGCAACTTCCGCCGAAGCTCGCGAACCAGCATCTACCATGCCTGCTTCGTCTTCACCAGCGATCAGGATTTGGATTGACCGGGCGAGGGTTTCGCGGAGGTTTTGGAATGTCTCAGGACTCCCTCCGGGTGTAACAAACTCCAGCTCAAAGCCCTCAGGTAATACGAGAGCCGTCTCTTGAGATAGGTTACTGAGATGGTCATAGAGAGTATCCACTTCGTTTGCGGTTGCTGACAAAGGAGCCTTAGCAACTGCGGTCGGGTTAGAGAATCGGTCACTGTAAAGCAACTGAGACTCAAGGGCACGACGCTTGAACTTCACCAGAGGGTAAAGAATGCGGCCGAGACCAGCACCGTAAGGGTCACCATTATTGTGAGCCCAATAACGAAAAACGCAGAACTTACGAGGAGGAAGCTCCTCACCCACCCAAGGCTTTTCTCGGGTAGCCATCCGCATAGTGAAGCCATAATCGGCGTCCTCTTCTTCTTGGAAGCGGAAACGTCTTTGGTCACGGAATCGGAAGTCGAAGGGAACCACGCCAGCTGCCGTGCGTCGCCACATGACTTCACCAACGGTGTAGCCAACGACGTAAGCTTCCAAAAGTCCACGATAAATTTCGTCAATTTGAAGGCGCTTCAGTTGATCTTCAACGAAGTCACGAACAGCGATATCACCAGCCTTTTCGGAAGCAGGCTCGAGTTTCCAAGGGCGCGCGGTGATTTCCTGTGACATCTTAATGAGAGACGATTGAACAGTCTCATCAAACAGGAGTTTTTGGTAAACGTTGAAAGCTTCAACGCCACCTTTTTGAACCAACAGTTCGTCGTTAGGACGAACCATCATATCCTTGGTGCCGTTGCCGTCCCACCCAAGGTATCCCCACGCAGCGATGTTAGTCTCGTAGGGGTTAGTTACGTAGCGCGCGACCTCACCGGTCGGAATCGCTGGAATCTTAAATCTGCGTGCCATTACATGCTCAGGCTAAGTTCGAGAGGTGGTGCCGGCATTCCTTGCACCTTATAAAGTACTTTGATGGAGTACTGACCATTGTCGCCTTGACTGACGTTCCCAACAACTTCCACGTCGGAAACATCGGGCACCTGAGTCGTGATCGCAAACCAAATGCGGGAATTGATCGCATTTGGCTCAAGCGTGTCAAAGATCTTAGGATCGAAGCCATAGTCGGCTCGCATAACGCGCTCGCCAGGCCTTGTTTCCAGAACGGAAACGATTTGGTCCTCGATTGCACGGAAGTCCATTTCCGTGTCGAGATTACCGCCTTTAAGCCTAAGCGGATAAGCGAGTCCTCTAACGATGGACATTAGACCCTGTACCTCCTACGAATTTCCAGGTTGACAATATTGAGTGTCTTTTGCCAGTCTTTTGGCTTGGCGTTCGACAACTTAATTGCCAGCTCTCGTAGCTCATCCAGACGCAACATCGGGATGGCCTCTTTTTCAATGGAGATCGGGGAGACCGAAGCCTCCCTTTTCTCCAAGATAGCCTCGCAAAAGGGACCGAGAGCGATCCCTAATGCAGAAGCTTCCGACTTCAGAGCTGTATGCAGCTTTTCGTCGATGTCTATGGATAGGCGTTTCTTTGCCATTATGTGAGCTTATCAGATAGCGAAAGCAGAAGCACGACCGGTGTTCGGATCGATGTTCAGGTTGCCGTAGCCGAAGCCACCGTAACCAAGGGAAGCCTCGGTCTGGCGGATTTGGCCGATGGCCACACGGATGAGGTCGATCTCGATACGCTCCAGGGTCGGAACCGGAACCACGAACACCTGCACATTCACGAGACCATTCTCGAGGTTGGCGGGAGGGTTGTTGCGGTCGTCGACGATAACGTCGAATGCGTCCGAAGCACGCTGGCCGTAGAGGCAACCAGTAGTGAAGAACTGGCTGTACAGGGTGTTGGAAACGCGGGAACGAACCTGGTTGAAGGTCACGGCGCGACCATCGATCACGTTGAAGATCATGTCGTTCAGGGACTTAGCGATGGTTCCGTAGATGACGTTCATGATCACGCGAGTGTTCACGAACTTGTACAGAGCCTGCTCAGGATCTTCGGGGTTGATGCGAGTGCGAGCACCCCAGGTGTACACGGTGCTGTCACCGTAGCCGGGCAGAGTGCGGAGAGCGTTGAGACCGCGGGGGTTCGAAACGTCTTGCATTGCCGAAGTGATTTCCACCTGAACGCCACGTGCACCGGCCAAGCTGTACTTGGTACCGGCAGGAGGCAGACGGAAGCCAGCAATCTCATCGCGATAGCGACGCATTGCCAAACCAGTTTGGAAGCCACTGGGCGGAATGTACACGTTCACGTCGTTGAGGACGTAAGGAGCGTAGTAAGCCAAGAAGCCCTGAGTCGTGCTGTACAGCTGAGATTCAGCGAACAGACGGCTGTGGGAATCCATGCCAGACTCGACAAGGATAACGCGGGGATCGCCACCATTGTTCACACCGCGGAGAGCTTCGCCGATGATGTCAGCGGAAGTGATGGCGCTGAAGTTCCACAGACCTGCGGGCACTTGAGCGTCGGTATCCACGATCTCGCCGGAGATGTCACCACCGAAGAGAGTAGTGTGAGTTGCGCCACCACCTGCACCGATTTGCAGGACGGGCACGAAGTATTGCTGAGTCAGGTCAGCATCTGCGAAAGCACCCTCGGAAACGGGAACACAGAAGAAGTTGTTCTCGCCAGCGAAGTCGGTGATGCAGTTAGCAGTCTCATCTTCACAGTAAGCGAAGGTGTAGTCTGCATCGGTCGGATAGCGGATTTCCGAGATACGGAAGTCGGTGCTAACGTCGTTGCCGCCGTCTTGAGCAGCAGCACCCAGTTCGTTCATCACGGCGCGAACGGCCATGGTGACGTCCATTTGGTACTTACGGCCACGCAGCCAACGCACGGAATCGACGATTGCCAGATCGGCACCATCGAGAGCAGCACGCATTCCACGATAGACGCGGGTTTCGTCGGTGGTGGTCAGGGCAGTAGTGCCGTTTTCCACGGGCAGGTTGATGGCAACGCCAGCAGCCAGGTCAGAGGAAGTACCAGCCAGAACGAAGAAGTTCTCGTCGATAACCTTGACGAAGTATTGGGTCACAGCGTTAGCGACCGAACCAACGAAGGTGTTACCGGAAGAAGCAGGGTTGGTGATGTTGAAGGCGATATCGCCGTCGAACATGACGATGTCAGAGGTGGAGAACCCGTGACGGTTGATAGCGAACAGAGCGTCGTTACCAGTGGACAGGATGCCGATGGCAGCGTCACCAGAAGCAGGCTGAGTCAGGGTAGCAGAATCGGTACCAGTGTCAGTCAGGGTGATAGGAGTACCAGCAATAGCATTAGCTTGAGAAGAAGCCAAAGTGATGGTGTTAGCATCGACGACGATGGCGAACACTTCGCTGTTGTTGGTCAGACCACCAGGAACTGCACCATCGCTAGGAGCGAAGACGAACATTGAATCACCAGTGCTCAGACCGTGGGCGGTCAGGGTGATCTCGTTGCCAGAAACGCCAGCAGCGTTGAAGTACAGGTTCTTGTTACCACCGCGAGTGATTGCTTGAACCGGGTTGGTCAGCTGACGGACGAGAACGCCGAAGTCATACTGAGCAGTAGGATCTTGCAGAGTAGCGGGGAGGTGGGAAGCGTTGAACGAAGCGGAAGGAGACTGAACAGCCTCGATCACGTTCGAAACTTTGCCCTTGATGTCCACTTCGAATTCCCAAGCGGGAGTGGTGTAGGTGAGGTCCAGGAGGACGCCAGCCACAGCAGCACCTTGAGAAGTGATGTCGACGGGAGTGTCAGCGAAAGCGCGGGAGCGGGAAGTCGCAACCTTGATTTCGGTGGGGTTCAGAGTAGGATCGACGTCAGCAGCGATCACGTAGAAGGAACCAACCAGATCGACGTCCACAGCAGAGGTGGAAGGATCGGTGTAGGTCGGAGGAGTAGCAGCATTGCCACCGCTGGTAGCAGCCACCAAAGTGATCAGGTCGCCGGACTGAACGTCGGTCGGCCAAGCAGCAGACAGGGTCAGCACGTCAGAGGTAACGTCAGCAGCAGTGACGTCACGCTGGCGGTCGTCCTTGAGAGCCACGCGGTTGCCATCATCCACGGTGTTCTGGCTGTTTGCACAGTCAGCGGGATCGTAGTTGGCGGAGGTGTAGGTGATGCAATCAGTGTCAGTCCACTGATAGATCTGGTTCTCTACGAGGTACAGGCCGTCGCCGTCGGGACCGCCATCGCCGCAGAAACCGTCAGCAGGAGAAGCATCGGTGAAGTTCTCGTAGCCTTCGATGCGGGTCACTTCGTAAGGACCGCAATCCACGACAGCCATCCACTTGTGGTTGGAGTCGGCGCAAACAGCTTCCATGCTTTGACCGAGGTTCACACGGTCGGCTTGCTTGTAGATAGCGAAAGCAGCAGGGGCGCAGAGGTAGCCTTGATCCAGGTTAGGATCGTCGAAAGCGGTAGCGGCACACTGAATCCAGTCGAAAACGGTCTGGTCAGATTGCACCACGTTCTGCACGAGGTAAGCGTTGGAGGCGAACACGTACTGGTTGCCAACACGCTCAGTGGAGGGGATCACTTCCACAGTTGCGTTGAACTCGCGGCCAGTCAGATAGGCGTAGGAGCACTCATCGCAGGAGGGATCGCCAGAACCGACTTGACGCACATACACACCAGCGCTGATGTCAGCGTTAGCGCGAATAGCGTTCACAGCAGCATTGCGCATTGCGTTGCTGATGGCCAGGTTGTTGGCGGTATCACCAGGCACGTAGTTCACAGGGATCTCTACGGGCACGCCTTCCCAGGCGTTGGTGACGGTACGATCGCCGAGCTCGATGCCGTTGATCTTGATCTTCAGGTAAACGATGTCGCCCTTGCGCACGGCAGAGGGAGCTTCGACGCCGTTGTCTTTGTTAGCAGGCTGGAAAGCCAGTTCCACGATGTTCGCGGGAGTGCCCACGCGGGTCACGCGCAGGTCAGCGTTGGCTTGCTGCTGGAAGAAAGCCTTGACGGAGTAGTAGGACACCAGCTCAGGATAGGAGGTGGGGTCAAGAGTTCCGATCAGGTTCTCGTACTCATTCAGGCTGTTGACCTGGATGGGAGTGTTGTAAGGGAACACGAGTGCAGACGTCTCATCGGGAGCGTCTACCATCATGTAGGTAGTATTGAAAGATACGCGGGTTGCTTCGGCTGCTTGTGCGTCTTCGTAGACGTAAGTACCGGGAGCTCCACCGCGGCCTGGAAACAGGGCCATTGGAATTAACTCCTTCTTTTCTATTGACAAGACTGGCGGCTTCGAACACTCCGCCCGTGGTCGCTAACTCTTGTTTTCGAGTCGGCGGCTCATCAACCACGCTGAGAATCTTGACTTGCCTGGGGCGAATCAAGACCAAAACCGTTCGTACGGTCCCTATCGAAGAGGGCTGTAGCGGTGTACTCGCTTAAGCGGTCAGAAAACTGCTCGAAAGTATCCCAAGGGAAAATCCCTTCCTCTAAGCTAGGTGGTAAGGAAGTGGTGGTCGGACCACGAAGATCCAACACAACGTCGGTAGTCTGAAGAATACCGGCAGTTGCCACGCCTTTATTTGCAGTTGTTTCTGCGCCCGAGGGTGCTGTGATGTTGATCTCCACGCCAGCGGCGGGTTCCCAACGCACGTCATACTCGGGATTTAATTCGATCACATTCCGCCAATCCGAAGAGTTGCGGAAGTAACCGTAAGCGACAGTTCTCCACTTGTCGCTAGTTCTCCATTGACGTTTGATGCTCATTACCACTTATACTTGAAACTGATGGTTGTCTTGCCTTTGAACATGTATTTGGCAAGAACGCGCTCGAAGTCGCGGGTTACATTAGGGCCGATACCTACCCAACGACGTTGAGGCATGTAGCGGGTTCCATACTGGAGGAATGGACCGTAGTCAGTGGTGGTAGCCAAGAAGACCATGGGTCGGCTCGGACGAGCGGAGTATTCGACTGTGTCTTGCATCAAGCCAGTCTTACGCAAAAGCGGCCAAGAACCTGTGGGAGGTTTTCTAGGCGCCCATTTTGCTCCAGTTACGGGATCCTCTTCTTTACCCCATGACTCCCTATTTTGTTTCTCAATGATGTCAAGCAACTCGTTACGAGAGGAGTTCCACCATTTGAGATTGACTTTGGGAGTCGTTAGAGAAAACTTAAGTGTTCCCATTACTTGCCTCGGCGACCTTTCTTCATCTCACGATTCTGCTCTTGAACAAACTTGGTTTGGATACGGCCCATGAGCAAGATTTTTGACATAGGCTGAGTTTCCAGCCAGTCTATGGTATTGTCCCAACGTTGTTTGCACATGTGGAAAGCGAACTCTAGCCACTGTTCCACTTTCATTACCTTTTCTGTAATGAGTGTTTCCATCATCCACTGAAGAACCGGAGGTAAATAGCGGCTAGGAATGGAATCCAAAACACGCTCATCCTCGTCCAATAACATGGCGAAGATAAGCAAGCTCAGAGTTTGAGTCGGTAATTCGGGGTAGTCGTTTTCAACTAAGGCGAACCAATAGAAGTCACGTGGACAAATCTCACGGAAAATAAACGTGAAAGATCCGTCGACTGTGACTTCAGTCATGAAATCGTCTCTTGAAACGACCTCTATTCGTTTGGGAAGTCGTCTTCGTCTTGTTCTTCTGCATCACCGGCTTTGGTCAGCAGAGCAGTAACTTTTTTGAGGTCCTTCATCTTGAGTCGGCTAAGGTCTTCGTAAGTGATACGACCACCTTCGACGGAGAGACGAGCAGCGAGCTTGAGAGAACGCTCCATGTCGCCAAGATTGCCAAGAGATTTCTCGAGGAAAAGCAAATCACCTGCAGTCATTTCCCTGAGAGTGACCACGCGGCCGTCGCTCAGAGTGTCAGTGAAATGCTCAGAGGTAGATTCAACCTCTTGGATAACGCGGGTTTCACCAGTAGTGCTACCGCGGCGAACAACGCGAGGAGTTTTGGACTCTTCTGTCATGGTTTGAACTTTTTACTAAATTGGGAGTAGGTTCGTTAAGGTTTTACCCTTAGTTGACTTCGACCTTGATCGCTTCGTGAGGGCGATACTCTTCGACCTTGAAATAGTCGAGGGAGAGGGTTTCTAGGGGCCTTGCCGCCGTGTGATCCCACTCATCGCTAATAACGAGCTGACATTCAGGCATTGCTTGGCGAAGTACCAGTTCGTCTGCAATCTTGTAGCAGTTTTGATAGATGTGAGAGTTTGCGGAAGGCATGTAGACCTTACCGGGAGTAAACCCACAAGCTTTTGCGATTACTGTGTTGATGATGCCATAACGAGCAATGTCGAGAGGAAACCCGACGATCATATCGTTGGAGCGAGCAGGAACCATGAGATCAAGACGACCGTCAGGATTTGGCATGAACTGCATCGCAATGTGGCATGGAGGACAGCCGGGATTGATCGCAGTGGGATTGTGCGTGATCACAGTCGCATGGCGAGTGTTGCGAGTGCGACGCAGCTTGGTGATGACCGTCTGAAGCTGATCGACTTCGACGTCGTGCAATACTTCGTTTTTGACATTGGAGTTTGGAGCAGACGGAGGCCACATGCGCCATTGACGATTGTATGCCGAAGCACCGAGATCGCCGTTTTTGTCAGCCAAGAAATCCCAGAAGTGCTTTGCTGGGCCGAGAGCTTTGACGTTTTGGTCGAAGCCAATGTCAAACAGGAACTCACGAATCAGGTTCTTCATCGGCATTTTGCGAAGCCGAGTGAGAGGGAAGCCGTATTGCAGGTCAACTGTCAACGAGAAACCGAAAGCTGATTTGGTTTCACCATTGCGACCGGTGAATGTGTCGCCATGTCGAATGATCTCGTCGAGATAACGCGCATAGAGCGCATCAAAGTTGCCGTGAACGCATGCGTGGTTTGTGTTCAGAACGTGCATCTATTCTACTCCGGTGTACAGTTTGTTGTGTAATTTAGTCCATTTTGCCGTCCATTTCTCGTCAGTAAACCAACGAGGCAACATGTGGAACATATAAAGAGCCTCGGTTAAAGACTCTTGGGCCCGAGCGCGACGATTGTAGTCGGTCAATGCCTGAGCTCTATCTAGCTCTTTCCAAGCTTCTTGCCAATGCGCGTATTGCAAAGCATCGAGTTCTTGATTACTCATACCAAACTCCTCAGCGCTTGCTGACACAGAGCGATAGCTTGATTGCCTTCCGTACTTTGAGTAAGCTGCACATTGGGGAACATTGTGATATCTTCATAGAAGTTTTGAAGCTGTTCCGTGTACACGCGATGTTCTTGCATACGAGCAATGTATTCGTCACGCAATGCCCAGCCGGAATAGCCTTCTTCTTTCAGCTCTTCGACATGGAGAGGAGCGGACCAGCACCACGGACGAAACTGAGCAAGGTGAACCACGGGAGCATCGATGGTTTCGTTAAGCCAAATTTCGAAGTCAATTACATCTTCAAAGTGGCCGGCATTGCGACGACGATGCTGTTCAAGGATGTAAGAACAAGGCCATGCACGATCGAAGATCGCGAGCTCTTTACCACTCTCAGCCCACTTTTCTACATCTTCACGATAGAAGTCAAAGATGTTTTCTTGGTCTTGCGGAGGAGGTCCGTGATGGACTACTTCAACATTATGAGAACCAATAACATCAGTCATTCTTCTGATGAGAGTAGACTTGCCGACGCGATCGGGACCAGAAACGATGATGAGCATGTTGTTTTGTTTTATCTATTGTAAATGAATGGGTGAAGGAGTAAACTAACGAGCGAGAACGTAACCGCGGAGTTCTTCATAGCCAACATACTCAAGGTTGATGAGAACATCGACAGACGACCGCATTTTGCGTCCCTTCTTGTCGAGGAAGTCGAGTGATGCGTACTCAGGGTGTGATTTTTGGTGGACGTAGTTGATGTCATAGTCCAGTGCTTTCTTTTTGCTCATTTGCCTGGGGGTTGGGAGACGAGGGCGATTTCGTAGTCAGGATAGACTCGACCGATCACGTGAGGAACGGCCATGACGGTTGGGTAACCGGATTCGACGTAAACGCGAATGAGCTTACGATCATGATCGACCACATAGGGCCAAGGAATTTGAGAGCTCATTGGTATTGGAGAGGGAGGACAAGTTGGTGGTTGACTTCCACATCAGTTCGCTTCACCTTTTCAGCAAGCAATCGTTTGAGGATTTCGACGTCAACGTCAGCAGCTTTGGCCGCTTTGACCATGTTAGATCGGCCGCGATAGCAGAGATTCACGGCCTCTTCGATTGATAAGTTCATAGCATACCTTTCTCGATGAGTAACAGGCGCTTACGAAGCTTGTCGACCCAGCCGAGCTCAGCCATCTTTTTCATGGAGAACTCTTCGCCGTCAGGCTCGTCTTTGCCTTTGGGATTTGATGGAGTGACAGTGCACTCGTGAGGTGACTTGCGAAGGCGATCGTCAATTGCGACGCCAGAGAAGAACGCACGGGACAATGGCACATCAGCCATTCCGACTGCAGCTTGGAAGCGAGCCCATGACAGCAAGTGAGCCATTTGGAACACCACTGCGAACTGCTCAGCATACTTCTCAGGAACCATCAGCCACGTTTCATCGTGAATCGACAAAATGAATTGAGCTGGGATCTTGAATTTACGAGCGAGCCAGTGAGTTGCAGTGAGCAACACAGCAAGCATCTCAGCACCAGATGACTGAATAGTCCAGTTGATACGACCAGTGTGGAAGTCACTGCCAACTGCAGCAGGGCGAAGTGCTGTGGAGATCTTAGTGCCGAGACAAGGCAATGTCGGAATGCGAGACTTCAGAGCAATGCGTTCCATGTAGTTGTAGCAACCACTGTCGGAACCACCTTCGTACAAACCAGACGCATTTTTCTTGCCTTTCTTGAACGCGAGAGCATTGTTGGCATACTGACGAAGCTCAGATGGCGAGCGATCACGGAACTTCTTTTTGATGGTGTTGCCGATAGTACGAACACCGGCACCGTAAAGCATTGCGAAACCAACACCTTTTGCAGTGTCACGGTCGATCTTCACTGCTTTTGCCAATGCTGTGTGAGCATCAGTGCCTTTTTCTTTGGAACCGGACAGAATGGTGTGAGCCATTGGAGAAGCACCAATAAAACCGCCTTCCCATGCATCAGCATAGATTGAAGCGATTTGCAACTCTTGGCCATCGAAGTCAGCGCCAACGATCTTCCAACCATCGGGACATTGCACTCGAGTTTTGAGCTCAGTGCCGACACGCCAATTTTTGGTTGAACACATCGTAACCATCAAGCTTTCGACAGTACGACGAGTCACGGTGCCGTGAGCAATGATCTCAGGCATGGAGACCATCCACTTATCACCTTCAGGATTGTCGACTTCGACGAAGATACGATCCATCACGCGCTTACGAACTGAAGTCCAGTAAGATGTGGCATTAGCGATGTCGAGTGCACGCTTTGCTTCAGGCAAGTCGGAGCTGAGACGACCTGCTTCCATATCACCGATGAAGTCTTTCGACAATAGCAAACCGACATTCTCGTTTGTGCCTTTCGGATGCGGGATCTTGCAGGTCTTGCCGTCTTCGTTGACGAAACGATAGCCGCCTTCGCGCGTGTAAGTCACTGGCGAATCTTCCCACTTGAGCTTGAGCAACAAACCGGCAATAGGAGTTTTCACCGAAACTTTCGCATCACCAGTCATAAAGCCAGCCGCCCACTTCGGCAGGTTGGCATACTTGCCGCGATAACCGCGAGGAGTCCAGTCAAGCTGCGACAACCAAGGATCTTTCGACAGCATCTTGTCGCATGAATGACGCCACTCAATGCAATCACGGTCCATCGCTTTGAGCACAAGGTCAATTGTGATAGTCTTGCGCTTGCCGAAGTCGAGTTCCAAATCATCGAACTCACCTTCTTCCCAAGCCGCAGTGGCGACTGCGATGTCATCTTCTAGGCATTTTTGCCATTGCTTTACATAGTCGACTACGAGATTTTGACAAACCTCGGACATCTCACGATTCAAGCCGTGATACGTCTTTTCGACATCAGCTATCCAATCACCCCAATTCGTGCTGACAGGAATGCGAGAGCCATTGAGGAAGAAATGCCCAGCCAAACCAACTTTAGACGGCGTTGCGTCTTTGTACTTCGGCCAGAGAGCTTGGAAAAGCTCCGAAGTGTAGTAAGCGTCATCGAGGGCATAGGCGATGAGGTCTCGGCGCTGTGCGAGATCAGCGATGTGAGTAGCCTTAACGAAGACATCTCGGATTTCCTTGTCTGCATCTTTCATCCAGTGAACGTCATCTGCACCGAAGTAGTCGCGAACGGCTGCAACGTGGAAGTTGTAGACGTTGACCAATGCGTTAGTGCTACCTTCTTCAGCCCACTTAGGACGGAACTCGAGCTTACGCTTTTCTTCTTCGGTGAGATCTTCTTGGTCTTTGCCAGCAAGAACATACAACCAACGCTGACCACTCGCAAGGCCACTGACGGCGATGTGAGCAGACAGAGTGTCGAAGTAGAAGTTTTCTGGCTCAGTGCGACCCAACGAATAGCCATTGACTGCGCGAACACGGTCATAGCTGATGTTGTGGCCAACCACAAACGAATCTTCATTCAACGGAATGAGACCCGTAGATGTCCATTCTTCGCGAGGCAATGTGGGGTCAACCATTTCGGCTGCGAGCCACACATAAGCTGCGGTGCAGGACAGAGCAGTACCGATGACAGGGAATGCACCTTCTTGCACGAAGGTTTCACAGTCAAACGTGTATGCTCTTTCGAGAGGATGGGGAACCGACTCTGCTTGCCACTTGCCTTTCACCTGGACATAGCGAGTCCACCCAGCTTCGAAGACGATGTCATCGATGCCAGGAACATTTGGTAACTTACATTCAGCAAAGGCGTTAGCGAGATCGATATAGTCGTCGACAAAGTCGCCGGCCATGTTCTCGAATGTTTCGATTATGTCTTCACCTTCTAGTTTCGGGAACGGCAAATCGCCGTCGTAAAGGTTATCCGGGTAGTCGACTGGGACAGGAACTCCGAATCTACGCAACAAACCCCACGACCTCTCGAGCGGTTGCTCAGAAGCAGTGGGGCGGTTGAGAGAGCCGAAGATCTTCTGATGCAAGTCGTCATTGAGAACGGGATAACCAGACTCATTGAGGCGCATGAAGATAGACTCCGATAGGTTTTGTGCTTTCATCTATTATAATCAAATATAGGCTTCTTGTACATCAGCGGTTACTTTTCGTAACACTCTTAGTTCGCTGGCCATATCTTCTGCTTCCTTCATAAGCAAAGCAGCATCCTCACTATTCCCTTCTTTCTCAAGCACGATGGCTCGAGAGCAGAGGTAATGGATGGTGTCGATCAAAGTCTGGACTTCGTTTTCCATGATACCTCGTTGTGTTGTTGACTGGACTATTATGCAGAGCCGGGAGTGCCGTGAACTTCTAAATAGTGAATTGCTGATTGGTGGATGTCGTATGAAGCTTTTTCCCTCGTAGGAGCAGTGCCAGAGTAAGGCTCGTTGGCACCGGGCGGGATTAACACCCAGTGCCACTCGTCTAACTGTCTACTCTTCCAAATTTGAAGATGCGTTTTGTCGTCTGCGACGAGTGCGGCCGCCGCGTAAGGCGTCGCCGCTGTCCCGTCTCCAGTTAAAGCCGTCATGGAATCCAGTTCTTTTCTCAGGTTCAATGTCCCACATTGTTGCACCGATTTCCTCGTCATGCAAGCCGATGTTGAAAGTTTCGTCAAGCTGCTCAAGGAAAGCGGGATCGTCATTGTGACGAAGATGCAAACGGAGACGCCAAGTCAAATACTCACGCTTGTTGCGCGGAGTTGCTTTGGTTTTGTACTGCGCGTACCAATTCTCAAGTGCGTTAATCATGCCAACGCCGGCTTTCATCTTTAAGTCGCCAGCTTTCCGGTTCCACTCTTTGGCTTCACCTTCCCACTGCTCTAAGCCTTTGATGTCATTCATGGGTTTAATCTGGTTTCGATAGTGTTTTTATTGAACTCAGGGAGTCCGGTGAACTCACGAATGTCTTCGCCGTAGCGGTCAACGAGTTCCATCCCGTCAAAAATGAGCGGGAAGTGTAGTGCGCGAGAAGCTGGCTGGTCACGCCATTCCAACATCTCAGTCAGGGAGAGCACTTGATCATTCTCCCAGCTGTCATCTCTGGCACCGTAGAGGAGCGGTAGAGCGTCACGGATCCACCATTGTTGGACCATACACGCGTGTGATTCCCATGTGGCAGGCGTCGCCAGACCGACCTCAGAGATGCTTCGCAGGTACTTAACCTGCTCACGACCACGCTTAACTACTTCCATTGCCGAAGCTGGAACTGTGTTGATTACATAGTCTTTGTTGCCTTGCATCAACCGCTCATAGACGATCGGAAACAGTACGGACTGACAGGCCAGTTCAACATCTGGCGCGATTTGTCCGTCAACAGACCAATTGGAAATAGCAAAGAGAATTGAATCAAAGATAGCAATGGTTTTTGCTTTTTCTAGACCTTCTTTGTTATCATCCAACAACGGAACACCTGTACTACTTGCAGCCTTGAGAGCTTCGGCTAACTCGCGTTCCATTCTGCGAATGGGAGCTTTAGCCTCGCGATCACATGTTGTTTTGTAGCTGTCCACGGCATTTACCAACTGGCTTCTAAGAAGCTCAAGATTGGAAATGCTTTTACGAAGAGTTGTAAGGCGACGATCAATCTCGGATTCAAAGCTATTGATTTGTTCTGAGAAGTTCCGAGTTTGGCGCTCAAAGCGCTCCATGTGGATGTCTATTTCTCGTTTGCCCATTGAGTTGCTGTCTTTAGTAGATTTTAGTTTGCGTGAGAATAAGTATAAACTAAAAAACGCCAGCACAAGGCCAGCGTTCTTTTACTTGGGAATGACCTCAGCTTTGAGATCGTCCTCGTTTAAGTCAATGATTTTGACGACGTACTCGAAAAGAGTTTCGTCATTGTCGAGAAGATGGAATTGCCCACGGAAGGCATCACCATCTTTGTCACGCAGGTATCCGTTTTGCGTGCAAGGAACCTCGCAAAGTGCGATGTTGCCTTTGAGATCTGGGCGTGCTTCTTCGATCGCTTTGACGAGTCGACCATAGATGGCCGAGACAACAATGAGATCGTCCTCGCTTTCAACAACGTTATAGCTGTCACCGCCGGGAGAAGGACGCAATTCGATTGCTTGGCCGGTGGACATGATGACTTGGAAAATCTCCTCGTCTTCAGGCTTCACACGGAAGCAGCACTCAGAACCTACGAAGTGGGCTTCGTGCGGATCCTGCTCGAGGATCTCCGCTTCAAGCAAATCGTAGAATGCTGAAGAGAAAATCTCCCAGTCAGGCCCGTCGAAGAAATTTGCGATGGCGAAAAACACCTTCGGATTTGCAAGAAGCCTTTCCACAGGGTAAATGATTTGCTGTTCGCTCATTTAGTGGCTCCTAGACTTTTGATAACATTATGCACGAATGTAAACGTTGTGAACATCAGTTATGCCTTAATGACTGGATGTAGCTCTCTACGAGCTCGTCATATGGGTCCATGTTCCAAGTGTCAGCGATTAGCTTGCGTGAAGCAAGGTCACCGTCAACTCCAACATTCATCATCGCTTTGCCATGTTCATCCCATCCTAATAAGCGGATGGAGAAAATCTCGTGATCTATTTTAAGTTTCCTGGCCTTATCCATGATCGCTTCAAATGGCGATGCATGGTCGAGATACTCAATCTCTAATTCTATCTCCATTATTGGATAGCCAAAAGTCTGGCGGACTGGTTCAGCTTGTTTCATGGTATAGTTGGTGTTGGAGATCGAAGATTCGAGCCTGCCATTCTCGAAATTCGACTGAATCAGTTGGCAAATTCTGCTGGATAAATTGGATTTCCGCAATTCTATTCAGTATAGCCAGTTCTGACCCATATACAATCTCCTGGGATTGGTTCGGTCCCATACTGGAATGTGTCATAGTCCTGATCGTTGCGAGGGTCGTTAGTTTCTCCTTTACGCATATTCTTTAGTTTTTCCCTTAATCTGGTTACGCTTTTCTCGTAGAACTGAATTTGCGGTTCGCTCAACCCATTTCTGTTTTTGAGCGCCACCATACATGCATGAAGCAAAAAGGTGGTTTCGTCGAAGTTGAGCGCGTTGTAGTTCATTTGATTTCGAGTGAGCCGTTAACAGCTAAAGGTAGCAGGTAGTAGCGAGCAGCCATGGGACCGTGATGGTTCCAGATGCTCTCGAAATCCACGCGAGGACCATACCTAATGTTGGTTCGCAAATGGATGTTAGTAGGGGTGATTGTTTGCAGAATCTTAAGATACTGCGTGACTTCCATTGACATTTTTAGTTTTTTAAGTCATTCTATTTGTACGGATGATAGCTACATCATTCCCAAGGATCTTTACCTTTCCGGGACTTTTCTACTTTCAACCGACAGTTTTTGCGTGCTTCGATATTCTCTTGATGAGAAGTGTTAGCGCAGGGCTTGTCGGAGCTGCCGCAGTAAGGGCAGCTTTGAGCGAGGGAGTGATTAGACATTAGCGTCTTCGAGGTTAGCAATTTTGGTTCCCTTTCCGCCGACGGGACGAGGCTTGACAGAGTTGATGCCAATGACCTTATCCTTTTTGCGGCCTTTCATGGCAACCGTATAGGTTTCGCCGAGGTGTACGAGCTCCGCGCCTTCAGGCAAGAATCGTTTTCCTTTCGACGTTGTTTTTGCCAAGGCTTCCCATGTCAGGATGTTGGCGTAAATTCCGTTGCCTAACTTGTAGACAGCAATTACTGGCTTACCAGCTAGGCTAACCTTACTCATAGATAGAATAGCAACTGGCTTATCAGCGAGAGGACCTTTGGCGTTTGCCCCGACTTTGCGAACCATATGATCGTCAGTGAGGATGATGAATTTGTCTGAGGCTTCAACAACAGTTCCGCCGCGAGGCAACTTGCGATGCTGAGTGATGGTGCCGATTTTCGTATCAAAGGTCACATAGCGAGGGCGAGGACCCGCGGCTATCGCCACGTTCTTCCGACCTTGCTTGATGACCTGCACGGTCATTTCTTTAGGAGGAGCAATAGTAGAGCTATTGCGAGCATTACCATAACGAATGGCGAGAGCATCGACTTCTTCCAGGATGTATGATTTCCGAAGGTCTTCACTGGAATTGAGCTTGATGAGCTCCTTGATGCGCTTCTGCACCTCCTTCAGTTCGG